TCCAACTACAGAGGCTATTTCCATAGTAGACTTGGGGTTCTGAATAAAGATAGCTGACTCAACGGCAGCTTCAGTCATTACTTTTATTTTACTCAAATCTTTGGCAAACTGTAACGAAATTTCTATAAATCGGGTATCAAATTCTAAATCTGAACTACGCCATTTTAACATGGCTAAAATCTTCTCCGTCTTGTCTAACCATACTCCATGAATTGCTCTAGAGGAACAATCTAATCCTAAGTATACAGGAGAAGTTACACACTTAAATATTTTAAATGCCTCTTTATTCCCCGAAATCATCTTCTACAATGCTATCCATAGTGTCAGCACAATCCTTTAAGTCTATCACAGCTTTCCGAACTGTATCAATGTCTTGAACAAACACTCCATAATGAATGCCTTTCAATATAATTTCTGCCTGGACTACTAAATCAAGTAGAATATGCTCATCCATATTACACCTTCCTATGTTCAGTTTGCCATTCCGAATTTCCATCCATTCCATTACCTACCAATTCATAATCTCCAAATAAGGAAGGATACTCATCCTTTAGAATATCTCCAATCTTATTAAAGACCAGCCTTATTTCTTCTTCTGCATGTTCATCCGTTCTCATTTCAATTATATGCCTCGCAGACCTTATGTTACATGACCATCCTATATTAGTAGCAAGGCCAATAGGAGCTACCCTTCTAGCAGCTGACGTATAATACTTCTTTTTAGAAAAGGGTAGGTCATCGAAGTCTTGACCTTCAATGGCTTCGGCCCGTTCTATCAGTCTGGTATATTGAAGCTCTAGATATTCCCAAGTTTCCTCAAAAATCTCTTCCGAATAGGGGTCACCTTCATATGCTTTAGGTATCCATAGACCCATGTCTTCTAGCCTAAGGAACCTTAGGCTCTCCTGAGAGATAGCGGTACCCGCTCTGTGCCTTACAAGCTCATGAGTGACTACTCTACTGACATCACATATCATAAAAGAAACCCACCCATGTTCAAGCACTGAACCATGTCCTATGTTTATAATATTTTGTAAGTAGGCTTTGTTGTTGGTGCGTACCTTAGTAATATTTGGATTTAACTCCGTCCCAAAGGATTTATAGCAGCCCCGTCCCATGACTTCAATTAGTTCTTCACAATCATTTACAGTATTCGATGACCAGCTTGCACCTATATGGGTTAGATATCTAGATAAATCCATGTGTCTAACTCTTTGCTCTGCTATTAAAAAGACTTCTGGTTCTACTCTATGCATTGTTACCTCCAAAAGTTCTCAAAGAAACTACCCTAGAAACTGTCTGAAACCCTTGAGCATACGCTTCTTTCAAACCAGTAACCTTTCTATGTATGGCTTCCTGTTCAATAATATCCCTACGTAATTCTTTTAAGGCTTCGTATTTATCTAGTACTGCCCCCCGTAATTCATTCTGAGTAAACTTCTTTTTTCCTGCTTCTTCCCGTTCTTCAGCTAGTCTATAAATAGCAGTCGAATAACTTTCATTAAATGCAGCATCCAGGGCATTTTTAGTTGCTTCAATATCTGCTAGTTGGGTTTCTAAATACATTTTAATTCCCCCATACATAGTAAGAAACTGCTCTAGTTTTTTATTGTCTGCATTCATTAGATTAGGGAAATCTAAATTCTGGTCAACTGCTAATTCCTTTCCAATAGAAGGTACCATTAAGTCTTCAATAAATTTATCCGCTTGACCTATGGCTTTAAAGGGACTCCATTTACTATCACGCTTCTCTAGTTTTAATTGGGTCATGACACTCCTTTACATTGACAATACTTTAATCCTGTACACCTAAGGGGTACATCAGTCAATCCCATTATAGTATGACATCTCTCTTGTATCTGTGCCCACACAGTAGGATCATAATTTACAGCAAAAGCTTTTACTTCTTGATTGTTCTTATTTTCATACAACACAGAACCATGCTCAATTTTAGAGAGATGTAAATAAATTTGAAGCTGAATTAAATGGTCAGCTTTAGGCTTATCTAAGAGGGCTTTAAACCCTCTATCATTAATAGATTTCAATTCCACTACTGAAAGCTCATGCTCCTTATGTTTAATCACAAAGTCCATACGTCCAGAAATTACTGGGTCTTCACAACGGACTGCCCTCTCTGCCCCAATTAAAATATCCATGTCTCTAAAATATTTTTCATACCTATACCCTAAAGCATCCCCACAATCAAAAATACGTTGAAGAGTAGGCTCTATAAATTGTTGTGGTAACAATCCATTATAGGCCAAGTACAACATTCTATTACAAGGGTTACCTAGATTAGATGGATAAAAGACTCCTTGATTAACTCTTGTATTCATATGCCCTAAATGTTCACTTAAGGATGCTAATATCCATTCATCTTGATTGATAGCTTGAGTCAGTTTTGCGGGTTTCTTTATAATTTGTCTAACACCTGACATAGTTCCTCCATAATTACGTGGACATCTGTTGCCGAAATATGCACTACTTGAGATATCTTAGTATCCTGTCCCGCTAGTAATTCAGCATCCCGTTTAGCATCAGCTTTCCTTAAATGACCTACCTGACCATCTGCTTCAATGACAATACTTAACTCCGGTATCCAGAAGTCCACTGTATATTTAAGAATATTAAATTGTTCTGTGTATCTTAACCCTAAGTTAGACAGGCAATTCGCTATCTTCTTCTCCTGCTGTGTATAATCCTTCGGTAATAGCATCTTTTCCCCCTAATTCAGCTACAAGCGTGGCAAATAATACTTCATTAGTTACCATCAATGTTTTCAACCCATTCATACCTTGTGCCCGTTGTTCCTTATAAGTATACCAAGCCCCTTTCTTATCTATCAAGCCTTCAGCTAATCCATCCCGCATATAACTTTCAATTATATCAATACCACCATCTACTTTAAAAGGTACAATAGCTGACTTCCAGTTCTCACCACCCACTTTAGTTTTCCTCAAACGTATTTCCATGTCAAAACCAATCTTCTCTTTATCAGATGTTTCCAACCACCCCACTCTACGTACCTGTAACAAGAAATGGGCAAAGAAAGTTTGCGCTAATCCTCCTGGCATAGTATCTAATGCTACCTTACCAAGCCCTGTTCTCATTTGATTAATAGCTACAAATGCTGACCCTTCTTGTAGATTGGGCAATAATCTAGGGAGGGATGAATTAATAAACCTGGCTTGCCATGCCATTGGATTATAACTAAAATCCTCCTCTACCGTCTTCGTTTTAGCTGGCTCCAGTACAGCAGCCGGGACAAGCCCTGCTATACTATCTAATACAATTACCCCAACTCCTGCTTGCATCATACGACTAGCTATACCAAAAGCTTTCTCTCCTGTAGAGGGTTGAGCCACTAGAATATTTTCTACATCCACACCACACTTCGCCATCCATTCATGATCCCAAGACAATTCCGTATCAATCCATCCAGCCGTTCCACCTTCAGCTTGAACATTCTTACATATCTGAGAAGCCAGATAAGATTTACCTACGTTATTTGGCCCGTATAGGATAGTCATTCTCTTTTTAGGTATCCCACCACCCGTCAAACGGTCTAAGGCAGGTATACCAAAAGGAATTCGTCCATAACTAAACTCTGAACTACTTCCCCTTCGTAAGTCTAAATCCTTATCTCCTAACAATTGGTTAATAACATCCTCAGCTGTGTGTTTCAAAGCAAGTTTCCTCCCACCGTTTTATACTTTCAGCCCAAGCCACGTAAACCGCAGCTACTTGAATAATTTCATTGTATAAATGCTCTATATTATCTGCCTCATAAATAGCCCTAGCCACTTCTCCCACTTCTTCTACTCCAATTACATTCCACAATTCATGTGAATTAGATATTTGGTCACCCCATTTAATGTCTTGACGCTCCCTCTCTTCTTTAACATCTTCTAGAACATACTCTTGAACGATTTTACTTCCCTTCATCTAACAACACCTCTAATTGGTCATCTACTTTAGTTTTCAATACTTCCCAAACTTTATCTGTCACTAACCCTACATTGTCTAACTGGTCATCTATAGGTAACTCTGTGTCTATCTGGTCAATAGAATAATCTATTCTCCCATATTGATTTGTAGATAAATCTCCTACCCTAAAGGTAAATCCTAAGTGCATACTTACTTTAGCCATTTGTTCCTCCTTAATTCCAATCTATTGCTTCTTCTAGTGTAGCATATGGGAGTTTGGGTGTCAAGGTTATTTTAGACCAATCTTTTTTTACAGCCCAAGACCCTTGGCATACATCTATATCCACCTTAAGTGGGATACCTAAACTATTTTCTTCTAATAATTTTTGTATTTGGAGAGGTACTTCAGATAATTCTTCATCGTGGATTTCACAAATGATTTCATCGTGTACTTGCAACAGGATATTACTCTTTTTATCTTTAAGATATTCATAGACTTTTATCATCCTTTCATTTAAGATATCTGCACTTGTACCCTGTACCAAATAATTTACCCCTTTATACGCTAATGCAGCAGGAATTTGATACAACCGTCCATACCGATTACGTACCCATCCCCGTTGTTCAATGGTTTTAGATACTTTATCAATGAATTCTTTTGCACCCTCAATACCCTGGAAATACTTTTTCTTATACTTTGAGGCTTCTTGTGGAGAAGTACGCAACTGTAACGCCAAACGCTTATTCCCAATCCCATAAATAATACCAAAGGTAATGTTCTTTGCCATTTGCCTATAGAACTTAAATTCAGAATGACCTTCTACCATATCAAAGGCTGTCTTAGCGGTTTCACCATGAAAATCAATACCGTCTTGACGCATCAATTCATCCATTATTGAATTTTGTAGATAACTAAGGAAGACTCTTACCTCCATCTGAGAATAGTCAAAGCCTATCAAAGAGTATTCTGACCTAGGTACAAACAATCTCCTAACAGAAATTTGTAATGAGTTGGTTTCATCGAAAGATTCGTCTCCAACAAAGCCCCAAGTATCCAAGACATCATCATCCAACTCAGTGTCAAAGACCCCACCTTTGGTGGATACGATAGCTTCAATACGTCCACGTACTATATCTCGTTCCTCTGTAGTGAGTTTCTTATCTACTAAATTAAAATGGGTTCTGGGAATATTCTGAAGGTTTGGGCTTCTAGAAGATAGCCGTCCAGTAACTACTACCCAATTACAGAAAGTTGTGTGTAAAGTATTTAGGTCTATATAGGGTTCTAAATAAGTAGATTTCAATTTCTCCAGGGAGCGATATTGTCTAATCAACCCCGCAATAGGATTATTTATCTGTACCAGAGCCGCTTCTCCCCAGGATTCTTTCCCCTTCGGAGTCTTAGTAGGAGAATGTATTCCTAACCCATTTAAGACTTCCCCGACCTGTTGTGAGCTACTGATATTAAATTCGGAACCTGTTAACTTCCATATTTGCTCCTCTACTTCACAGCTACGTTTATCTATTTTAGCTATTGCTTGTACTGCATACTCCTTATCAATCTCAATTCCTCTTCCTTCCATGTCATATAATACAGTAGTTAATTGACTTTCCAAATCTGCTACACCTTCTTGGTTCATCTTAAGAATCTGTTTAGTGCAGCTTTTATATAGCTCCAATGTCCAGTAGACATCTTGTTCACAGTATGGCCCCAGAAGCTCTACAGGTGCCATAGAGAAGTCCTTATTCCACTTGTTCTGCTTTAGACACTTCTTAGTCTCTATGTCATATGCAGCAGCCTCAAGACCATAGTATCGCTTTAATGTTTCCGTTAAACTAAATTCTCTAACGTCTATATCTGCACAAAGCCTAACAAGGACAATCACATCTATAAGTTTTTGACCATTTACTTTCACACCCATCTTTTCTAGAAAGCGTAAATCAAATTTAATGTTATATCCTAATAATATTTCCACTTGGTTTAGCTGTTCTATTAGTTGTGTCTGTTCCCATTGACCTAAATTAGTTCCTTGATGGTGTAGGAAAGGGAAATAGTAGACGCTAGATGTAGTTTGGTCATCTTTATATCCCCCTATTCCTACACCACACACTTGATTATATGCATAAGGATCTAACCCATTAGTCTCTACATCTACACACCATGTATCATAAGTAGCTAAATCCTGTAATGCCCCATTAAATTTTTCTTTAGTGACTATCATATATCTCTGATTTTATCCCTGCCATTTTTAACATCCTTGCTGTCTGAGTATGTACATACTCTTCTAAAGCTACAATTCTTTTTACTTTACTATTAGCAAACATTTTACCACAAGTGAAGCATGGTGTCACGGTCATATACGCTGTCAATTCATCGTCAGACCGTACTTGAAGAAAGGCATTAACCTCTGCATGAATAGCTTCACAATGGTCTAACCCTTCTCCCGATGGGTAATTCACTCCAGGGCAAGGGTTCTCAATACAATGAGGAAACCCTGTTGGAACGCCGTTATACCCAGTTGCTACAATATGGTTCTTACTGTCTACTAAGACACACCCTACTTGTCTACGAGGACACGTACTCCTCTGTGCTACCGTCTTGGCAATCTCTAAGAAGTACGTATCCTTATCTAATCTACTGGTCATTAAAACAAATCTAGGCTAGTGGATTCAGTTTTAATTTCCGACTCTCCATCTTCAGTAGAGGGGCCAGGACTCCACAAAGCCCCATACCGCTCTTGGAAATACTCTTGGATAGGGGGAAGTTCATAGACATCATCCTTTCGGTCATCAGGAATCTCACCATCTCTAGCCGTTGCAGCTATAGCATATGAAGTATCCCTCATACCAGCACCAGTACGCTTAATTCGCATGACTCCTTTATTCAAGGAGTTCCAATCATTATACACATCTACCAACTGATTCCACAGATAATCATTACGACCAAATCCTAGACAAATAACCTTGAAATCATTTACAACTTCCCTAAACATTTTGCGTCCACCTGGGCCTGAGATTTCTTCCCAATCATCATTCCGCTTTTCCCCATGAATAATTTCATGTACGTATCCCCAAAAAGCAAACTTCCTAGAGGGACGAGAATCAGCTGGTACTGCACTCAAATCAACCCCATCCGCATTCAAGAGATTCACAAACCTGTTCCCCTGTCTAAAGGTATACAAAGATACTTCATCCAAGTTCACATCATTGTCTTCTCCCGTAGCTACAGAGGTTACAAATGCTTGGTCACCATCTTTAAACCATACTTCTCTAAAAGGGACTGCTGCCCTAGATGCTGCTTCTTGCTTACTTTCTTCCCTAAGACTTTGAATTCTGCTTATTCCACTCATGTTATTCTCCTTCTATTTTATTTTACCAAATATCTCTGTTCTGTATTATTGCTTCTAGCTCTTTTTTAGTTTTTACATCTTGTACATCTTTCACTCCTTTCGGCAATTTCGTATATGATACCACAAAATTTTGTGTCATGCAAGCCATTAATCGTTCTTTTCCTTTTTGCCCCGCATCATCATTATCCAAACAAATAACCAATTCTTCTACAGGAAGTTTTGAAAGTAATTCCTCCTGGGCCTTAGATAATATGGCTCCTAGTATTGCTATAGAAGGGAAACCATTTTGAGTTAACCACATGGTATCTAAACTACCTTCCGTAACACACACAAATGGACTACGCTTAAGATGATTAATCCCAAATAGGTGCTTAGATTTTTTAAACCCTTTAGAATAAAGATACTTAGGAACAGCATTAGCTCTACGTGATACCCATCCCTTCAATTCCTGGGTCTGTGTATAAATTGGAATGATTAAATCATCATACCTATTAGTACCACAACCCCATTCTTCTAAAGTCTGCTGAGAAAACCCCCTATTAAAAGCCCACTTTGGATAGGTATACCCTTGAAAATCTTCTGGAAAAGTTACAAATTCTTCTGCCTCTTCCAATTCAAAAGTATCAAAGAAATTTATGTCTAGTTCTACATCTTTATCTCCTAAATACGTCTCCACCGCCAACAAAGATATGTGCCAATACTTACTTAGAAAAAATTTTAATGAGCCTTGTCCACATCCAGCGAAGCAAATCCACACACCTTTATCTGTATTGATAGATAAAGACGAAACTCTATCATCATGCAAGGGGCAAACTATACTTACTTCAGATTTATCTATGGGAATTGGAAGTCCTGCATCTATAAGAATGTTAGTCCAATTCATTAATACTCATTATCCCCAAAGAATTTACTGCCTATTTCTTCTATATGACCTCTATCTACATCCCATTCTAACAAGGACATGTCTATATCTACCTCTCCATCCCTATATTTTTGATACTGAATCACACGTTTTTGATTATCATTTTCTACCCGTGCCATAGATAGAGTTACATCCGAAGCCCTAAGGAGTGCATCACCAAAAGCTACTGTTTCTGGTTGGGGAGGAATGTATACATTCGCAGCATCCCGATTAGCTTGAGTAGTTGCAAACATAGTTACGTTTTGGGACAGGCATAATCCTTTCATAGCATAGAACAAAGCATGAGACTGTTCCCACATAGCCTTATTAGCCCTGGAACTAGTAGTAATACCTGATGTAACCAAATAGATACCGTCTAGAACTATAAAGGCTGGAGTGTGTTTTCTAACAAGACCTGCCACTCCTTCAATAGTAATTGTACCTTCCCCACTTATATGGTCACAAATAAGTAAGTTCTGTTGATTCAGTTCTGTTAAAAAATTCTTGTAAGTTTCTTCATCTATAGGGTCACCATTTCTCAGAGCTTTATGGGAAAGCTTGTACCCCATTAAGTTTGCCATAACTACATCTGCTCGTAAACTAATGGCAGATACAGGCATTTCTGTAGAAATCAATAGAGTTTTATGTCCATGCAACGCTGCAATAGCCGCTACTAAGATGCTCATCCAAGTTTTACCCACGGTAGGACGGGCAAATAAGGAAATCAATTCTCCAGGTAACCAACCTACCCCTAAATTATTCAAAGTTTTAAAGGGGGTTTTAATTCCCATGAGGCCATCCCCCATTTGTCTTTTATTGGTACGAGTTCTCCATTCTTCAAGTCGATCTAAAGAATGCCCATTGTTATAAGCCACTACTTCTTCATCATAGATGATATTTATATCATGTAAATTGTGTGTTATTTGTGCAAAGGCTTTTTTCGGGTTTTCCTTTAGAATTTCTTTGTTTGTATTAAAGACATTGACTATTTCTCTGTACAAAACTTGGTTTTTAAATTTATCTACTGCATACTCTAAGTTTAATGAACTAGCGGAAGTATCTAATGTAGGATAATTTTCACATAAATGGGAAATGGTGGGGAATTCTCCATAATCATCTACATACTTGGTTAGAAACCTGTAGGCATCTCCATGTTTTGCAAAATCCTTAGAAGGGTGCTTGAATTTCCTAAGTTGGTCGAAATCAGTTAGTCCTAAAACAATTCCAGATTCAATAAAATCAAAACTTTCCATTTTTTCTCCTATGTTAATAAATAAACTTGATTATATGAATCCATCAAATAGTATTCCGTCTGGTCTTCTGAAGTAATGTACTGTTTAGCCTCTGCTGAGGTAGTAACTTCAGCAACTAACCACACTTGTCTTGTTTGTTGGTTCACTCCCATGAGTTTAAGACTTTGTGAAGGGTTTGTCAAGGGCTTTGGTTTACTCAAACCGCCCCGTCTGGTTCTTCTCTTAGTTGGCATCACCATCTCCTAACCAATTAACGTTAGTTAAGTATTTTTCCAATTTTCTTTTAGAACTATGACGTAACTTATAAGAAGATTCATTTAATTCATCAGTAATTTCTTCCATAGTAAGTCCTTCAATACGTAAATTAACAAATGAGATCTCAGAAGGGCTTAACTTAGATCTAATCAACAGATCTTGGACTTCAAATTCTTGATCTTTATTTTTTGTAATGGGGTCTTCTAAAGCTTTAAGAATTTTAGAGGATGTTGGAGAATAATTTGTATCTTCTGAAGAAATATCATACGCATAGGAAGAATCTATACTAGCTGCTTCATGAATAAAGTGCTGTTTTTGAGCCTTAGAGATTAAAGTACGTAATGTATTCACCATTGTTGTATGTAAATACGTATGAAAAGAAGTTCCTCTAGATTCATCAAACCCATCCGCAGCTTTTATAATTGCAATCCGTAATTCTTGTCCTAAATCTTCCCTATCCATGCCCAATACAAAGGATGTATTTAAAAACCTCTGTATCTTGGGTTCCCATTGAATTATTAAATCGTCTGTAATATCCATAAGCCTCCCTCATCTATCTTTTTGCCCCCTATTGAAGCACTTTTGACTACAATAGATATGATTATACTCTCTTCTATGCCCTAATGCAATATCAGAACGCCTTCTTTTAAAGGACGCACGACAAAAGAAGCAGGTTACAACCAAATATAAGTAAGTTTCCCGACACTTAGGGGAACAAAAACGTTGTCTTTGAAGTATAGAATACCCACAGAGGTCACATTGGCGAGGAAGTTTATGAAATCTGGGAGCAGAATTAGGTAATTCTTCTGCTTTTAAAACCTTACTCACGTATTGCTTAGAGACTCCTACCTTCCTAGCTATCTCTGACCCATTCATTAACGGATTATACTGCCGTAATTGAATTATTTCTTGTTTACACTCCACTATTTAGACATCAAAACAATCCTGAGTTGTTTTATCAGCCTCTTGCCTAGCTGACCGTTTCATACAATCTTCAATTTCTAGCCGTACTAGTTTAGTTAACCATCTACTCAAAGAGTCTACAGTTACAGAGACTCTTTCTTCTTGATTAACTTCATTAATCTCAAAAATAGAGTAGTGGTTTTGCACTAAGACCCATTGAGCATCCGTAAATTCTACTGTTACTTGTACTGACATGTTACTGACCTCCCTCCAAGACAACGATTCTCTCCGATAATTCTTGTACAGCTTTTATTAATATGGCAACAAATTCCGTATATCTTGCACCATATGCAGTATCTTCACTTCCAGTAATCCCCCCAAAATCTAAAGTATAGTCAATACCATGTGCTGTAAGTGTCTCTATAACTTCTTGTGCCACTAAGCCATGATGAGTTTCTTTATTTTTCTTATTAAGCCATTTATAAGAAATGGGGTTTAAATCATTAATAAAAGACAACCCTAATGTGGTAGGCAAGATATTTGTTTTTTCCCGTCTATCGGATGTATTAATGGTTCCATTAGTAGCATAAATATCATCCCACTTATAACTATACCCCCCTATATCATAGTAATCATTTGTAGATGGCCTAATGTCATCATGAGCAGTAATTTCATAGCCCCCAAATTTCATTCTAGTGATACCATTTCTTGAAATGGCTGGCCCATCATTCCAATACATCCCTGAAGTTAAATGACTACCCCAAGTAAAGTTAGGTTCATCGTCCTCCCCATCGTTTCTAACAGAATAACGATAGGCATCGTAGACAGCATAATTATTCATATCTATACTACCATACATAGATAATAAAGCAGAAGACCCAGTACTCCAAAAAGCAGCCATGTAATCTCCATTACCTATAAAAGCCGTACCATTATAACTACCAGATGTAGCATATTTCATTCCAGAATTATTATCGCTATCCCAAGCATATGAAGGGGCACTGTTACTACCATCAGGAGCCAATAATGGGAAAGAACTACTCCCACCAACAGCACTACCCGCAACTAATAATTCCCCGCTACTATTTACAGTTAAGGCTACTGGTGTTAAGGAAGAATTAGGTTTAGCTAAATAAAGTACCTCAAAACCGCCATATCCGGCATTTTTACCTAAGTTTGACCCAGCAGATACACCGGGAACTAAACTTCCTACAACTTCTACCTCAAAACTTCCATCTTTCCCCAATCTTAAAGCATTTCCACCGCCGCTTTGGGCAGTATAGTATTGGATAAATACATCTCTACTAGACCCAAATTCAATAGCCTTGCTATTTCCTTGAGCAATTGCTAATCCATCCCTATCAGCAATAATACTGCCAGCACCAAAATAAGCTTTACCAGTAGAAGATAATAGGTAAAATTGGAGGGCATTACTAGCGAATCCGCATATACCCTTACTGTCAACTATAGTATCACTTCCAGTAAAGGTAGGGAGAGAAGCATTACCACCTGTAATATCAGTAGTAATTTGCCCAGTTCTAAATCCTGTGCCCCCAAGTCCTTCAGTAGCATTATCGTCTGGTTTTCCACTACCCGAAACATCACTCCAAGCTTGTTGGGCATTTAATGTATTGGCTTCTGATAATGCAGTACCCCCACTAGTTAGTTGTATCTGACCTATAATTTCTAAAGCAGAACCTGTCCATCTAATTCTATTGGTACCACTACCGATATTAATCTTAGGCGTACCGCTATCAATGCCTATGAACCATCCAGCAGTATTACTTCCATAGGTAGTTTTAGACCCACTATAGATATTTCCATTTTGATCCATTGTCACACCCGTCATGTTATCGCTAACATGTAGTGGTGTAACTCCCCCCCTAACCGTATTCGTAGAATCATTATCTACATTTCCTAAACCTACATCTGCCTTAGTGGTACCTTGTCTAATTGTTGTAACTGTACCAGCAGTAATATGTGTGGCTGTAATAGCATCGGCTGCAATAGACGCTGCATTTATCGTTAAAGATCTATTATTAAATGGGAAAATTCTTGGTGCTGCTCCATCATTACCGTTTGCAGGAACCGCTATTTGCCCCATGATAACTCTGGCACTAGAGTAAGTTCCATCAGATGCTGTAGATATATGACTATAACTCTTAGTAAAACGTAAAGTAAGAGTTCCTCCAGAAGCTGTATCTGCGGTATCTATAAAAACATAATAAGTACTACTTTCATCTAATAATTGTAGATTAGTATAACTACTACCGTTAGCCGTATAGGAATAATTACCCCCATCTGCTGCAATTGACCAATAATCCCCATCACCAAAAGTTAATCTATCTTCGGCACTAGTACATGCTGCCCAAGTAACCCGTCTATGTAGATTTGAACCAGAGGTTACTGGTTTTATTTCTAATCCAGATGCATATTCTTGGGCCGATTTACTAAACAAAGCGTCTGTTAATGTGCCTACTCCACCCGCAGCAAACAAATCTCTACTCTGAAGTTGGGGTGCTAGAACTAAGATGGCCTTAGCTCCAGCCTTATTTGGGACAGCTTTAGCCCACCCTAACCGTATATCCGAAGGGTCTTTGACATAGTTCGTAGCAAGAACCAATTGAAAAGTAGTATTAGATTTATTAGCAGTTGCCTTAGCTGATGTAGGTCTAAAGAAGAAAGTGTGTTCTGCTTCAGTTAAGGTAGCTGAATTAGCGCAAGCTATGGTATACTTAGTCCCATCTCCTGCGGTTAGTGTACCAGCAGTTCCTGATGTATTACCAGCAGAGTTTGTCCAATGTATCTTACGATAATCATTACTATCGGAAGGATTTGACCCCCTATTTATGAATCCATCAAAGACAAAAGCTTGTTCACTTAATGGTTGTTCAGGAGGTAATTTCTTACTTTGAGCCTGAGCAATAGCTGATTTAACAGCATCACTATCACTAAAAATATTATTAAATTTGCCATTAGACCCTACAGTAGTATAGTTGGCCCCCATTATACCAGGGGATTCATCATACAGCAATTCTAAAATAACTTGGTCAGTATTAATATTAGATGTAGTATGAACAGCTTTAACTACATCTCCCGGTCTTATGGGAACAATTAAGCGGATAGTATCTGTTACATCTAGAGCAGTATCATCACTTGTATCTGTTGCCCCAGTCCCATAACTAATACTAGTAGCACTATTTACTGCACTAATGTATGCATACCTAACGTAATTACCATCAGAATCTATTTGTGCTACAACATAAGCTTTTCTTATACCTCTAGCCTGAGCATCTACAGTACCAGACCATGTAATTGTATTAGTAGAACGAGAAGCATTACTAGGTAGGTCATGATAAACATAAGGATATCTAATAGTTTGAAATTTACCACGTACTATTTCTAAATCAGTACGTCCTATTAATCTAGCGACTACTTCTTTCCTTAATGCATAAAGATTTGAAGTTAAATTTCTCTGTATTCGAATAGGTCTTTTCACACCAATTTTAGTAACCATACGTTGTGTAGCAGCATTCATAGTAAAGGTTGCACTACTATCAGCCCCTACTAAAGTTATGCTACCTGTAGTAGGAAAAGTATCTTCATTAATATCAGAGACTAGTAGATAATTAGACTCATGCCATTGCACTCTAGCTACCCCAGTGGCTCCTCCAGATATGTTTAATAGTTCTGTCGGAGTAGCTTTACTTGAATCTAAAGCTTTATCTGCCCAAGTAAAGGTTCCACTTGTAGTTCCTTTGAACAATTCAAATGTTACTACCCCTTCTTTCTTAGAGGAACCTTCTTGATTTGCATTTTGTTCTTCTTGGGATTCATCCGTATAATGTAAAACTAAGGATGTATATAGCTCTTCTTTAGGTTTATCAAATTCAAAAGAAGATAACATGGAACGTAGTAAGCCCGTATCTCCAGCCGAAGGGTATTGAATTGTCAGGCTATCTGTACTTGTCGTACATAAAGTAGGAGAAGATTCATTAGAATAGGCTCCACCCCTTCCTGGCCTAGTCCCACGTTGAAAATAATTCATCATTTCTATAGGTTTATGGTTAACTGCACACGAAGTAAAATATGGTTCTACTCTAAAATCATATCCACTTTCACCTATGTCTGTCCCACTTACATTTTTAAGTGGATCTCCTATTGCTAAATCTTGAATAACTCCAGCAATTCGTCTGTCTATCTTAGAAATATTTAAATCTTTATCTTGAAAACTATTTGTTGACCAGGAATCATCCCAATGATCAGTATCTGATACTGATATGTTATCATTTAAATCTAATTCACTCAATATATATTTAATAAGTTGGCTACGCTTACGGACATCAAATCCTCCCAGGTTACTACTGGTAGTATCTATACTCTTTAAAGAATCAGGAGGATCGTCAATAGGATACTCTAATAACTCTTTATATGCATCAAAACCATATAATCTAATTGTCTGTCCATATTGCAAATCATATTTATCTCTGATACGATAAATACGCCCAGTAAAAATCACTATTCCGGTTTCCTGATCTACTAATCTAATACGTTGAAAATCTGTAAAAATATCAGTAAGATTTCCCTTAGCCTGTGCAGGGTCTGAGTTTCCAGGGTCTGGAGATTGGTTAGCCATAATTACATCGCATTTACTAGAGGTATTTATACCTTGCGCTATATGAAGCATGATCACTGCATCTTGACCACTTGGAGTAACAGCTTGTGTCCAGTTTCCTGAAGCATTTACATATTCAAGTTTTGTTTTTGGTAGACCCATTAGAAAGTCACATCTCCTCTAGACTTACAAACAAACTGAAAGGCAAATGTCCAACGGTCTTCCTTAGAGGCATCTACTTGAAATCTTGCTTGTTGTATAGCTACTTTATAAACACCCCCACCAGTATGATTAGTACCTGTAGGAGTAGTAGCATCCCCAATCTCTAATTCTAATTCAGATACAGTAGCCGCAATCCAAGTATAAGCAGCTTCTTCTAGTTTATTTTTGTAAGGAAAATAATAATTGGCTGCAACTCCACCCTTAGTATATTGGAATACTTCCATCCCCTCATAGCCAGCAACAGTAGATGTTCCTTCCCCTAGCGTAGGTACTAGGCCATTAATAGATAACGAAGGACGAAAGATGCCCAAGTCTACTATTTCAGGAGACTTCTGAGGAATGGGTATTTGAATAGGAGTTTTAGCTATTTGAACGGAGAAGTTATCACACAATAATGCATATCTAATTCTAGTAGTAGCATTAGATGGCGTACCATCGTGTGGCCCTTTCCGTAATAATATAGATACTTGTGGTTCAGCCATTTAAATTATACCCCTTCTTATCCTAATTCGGAATTTAAATCCGCTCTATCCAATTCCATTCCTAGTGCCACATTAATTCCTTGATCTGCGTCTACGTTGTTTTTCATTACGTATCTATCTGCCTGACCTGGAGTCCTAATTATTATTACTTGGTCTTGGTTTTGCATTGCCCACTCTTTTTTTACATCAAACTTCTTACTCATACCATAGCTCAATGCTACGTTGCTACCTATAGATACTCCTGCGGAAGCAAGACCTGTTGGGTCTATCAAAGCAGCCCCTGTATTAGCTAAAGTTAAAGCCGCCCTTGCCCCAGCTGCTTTTGCACCATATTTTTGAAAGTCTTGATATGTTGCCCATCCTCCAAAACCTAATTCTGCTACTGCGCCGATAATAGGAACACCCTTCATAGACATTCCCAAGACTTTAAATCCCTTACCTACATTAGGGGTCATACCACTTTTAAGTTTTCCTCCTACTGCTGCCCCTGCCCTTCCAACTAGCCCTGCTGCCTTTCCAACCAGCGTACCTTTACCAAAAAATTTAACTGCCAATTTCCAAAGTCCAGTACCCTTAAACTTAGTTATCAAGTCATCCGCTACAGACCCAATTGCATTTTTTACCTCTACAATCCTTCCGGCAACCCAAGTTATAAAGTCACCCACTATCCCCTTTATTGAATCCACCAAGCCTTTAATTGTGTTCCTATATATATTTTTAAAAAAGGCAACAAATCTATCAATTATACTTCCTTTTTGTACCTTAATGAAAGCCTTAAAAGGCCCAGATATAAGGTGCCATATCCATGTACCTAGCCTTGATGGGATTTTCTTAGCAAGGTTATCAATCCCTAAAAGTATAGGTTTTGCAATCGCCCAGATAGGCTTGAATATAAACCCAAGCACCGTCTTACCAATTCTGCCCATGTCATCCAACCATGTCGTGAAACTCTTCTTAAGAAAGCTAAATACTTTTCCACCAGTATTCTCCCACACATCTCCTAAGACTGCTTTTATCCCTTTCTTAAATCCTTCACTAAAAAAGGCATCCCACCTTTTAAACATGGCAAATCTTTCTACTAATATCCCCCATATAGGTTTCGCAATAAAAGTTTTAATTATGCCCCATAAAGGTCTAGCAATAAAGTGCTTAAGTGCAGCAAACAATGGTTTAGCTACAAAATTCTTCATAAGTGCAAAAAATGGATTCCATAAACCCGTCATTTTAAGGAAGAACGCCCCAACCAAAAAGGCAGCTAATACAGGAACAATAGCATTTTTAAATTTTTCGGGTAAAAGGCTATCTATACCACCACGTAGCCACTCAAATAACGTCCTATCTAGGAAGTCAAAGATATTTTGGGCGTACTTAGCCATATAAGGAATCAATTCTGCCATCTTACGAATGGCAGGAATTAGAACGGGGAGGAATGGAGCTAAGATAACGTCTACCATAGCACCCATCAATTGGAAGATGGTTCCTACGAATCCTGTAAAGACCTGGGATTGTTTAAGGATAGAAGCAGTACCCAGTTTTATACCTAGGGTAGCCCCTACACCTTTAGAGGTAGATTTATTTAACTTGGTTAATTCCCGCTGAATAGCGTTTAGGTCTTTAGACGCACCACCCGAACCACCACCTTGAGCAGATTCACCACCACCCAAGCTACTTTCCGAACCAGCGAGTACCCTTAAAACAAATTCGGTCGCATCAGTCGCCATATATTACATCCTCATCTGGGATGCCTGAGAACGGGCTTGAGCATCTGCTTCCTTCTGCTTCCTGGCTGATACGACACCTAATAACATATGAATTTGATTCTCAGTCATCTCTTGAATTGCGTCCCACGATATTCCAACTTCTAATAATTGTAACATTATTAGCCAGTGATAATAAGCAATGGCTTCATACTGGGGTGTATTTCCTACCCCAGATAAGAAAGCCATTACTCTTTTTTTACATTATCTATATCTACTGTCTCAGCGTCACTCCCCCCAAAAGCTTTAGGAACTAGCGTTTCTAGGGCAGTTCCTAATCGTTCATCAATAGTTAGTAAGAAGGCTTCTGTAGTACGCCCCCACGGAGCGTCTATAACCATTTCTTTCAAACACCCTCTTACATACCCATCACCATCAAACCCTGTAGCCCCATCCGTACCAAAATTTAAACTAGCTGAAATCATTTGATTACGTTTAGCCCAAGATAATGGTTTAACTGTTACTTCAAAAGATTCCCCAGTTTCTTCGATAGTTAAAACTTTTTTCGTTGGCTCCGCACTAAGGGTATACTTCTTAAAGTCGAATTGTACTGTCTCTACTGTGCTTTTTGCTGGCATATTTCCTCCTTATGGGTAAACTCCTATATTATCATTAACTTCAATTTTCAAATTTCTAAACAATACTTCTGCTTCAACTTCCATTGGATTTGCTTCTGAAATATTATGGGGTGCCGTATTAAGAAATGCTCCTTGGTTATTCCCCCCAACACCCGCTGCTCCATCATTAGGAATGGTGATTATTATATTATCACTAGCACCTCTATCGAATCTAAGTTCAATATTAAATCCCTCCATACCACTCCCATAATCACCCTCTAAGAGTAATTCTTTAAAGACACTAATAGCCGAAGATGAATTTGTCGTTGCATCAGGTAGGGCTAGAGTTACAGAACAAGTATATTCCCTACGTTGTTCCAATATCTCTGAGGGGCCACGATGCCTTCCCATAGTCCTGCGTAGATAATACCTAGGTTCTTCATTATTATTTATAGATAAGCTAAAGCTTCTCACTCTAGCAATCACTGACCCAAATAATGTTACTTGTCCTTGAGAGAAGTAATAAGGTTCCGCAGTTGCACCCGAATTAATGGTTCCTGGGGCAGAAACATTGCCATCCCTAATAGGTTGCATTAAAGTATAGGAAGGAAGATTTCCAGTAAACCCACTATGGGCAGATTGATTATGATTCATACCTAAGAAATTAACTCCGTCCCATCCACAGGTCAATAACCCACCTTCTTCGGCACTTAATGAAATATTCCCAATCTTTCCTCCATGATATCTACGGTCAAAGTCATTCGCATCTGTTTCAGAGCTATCTCTAACATGTAGATGCCAAGAAACAGAGTCCAAATCTACCGTTTCTGTAATAGTATGAGTGAATGGAATCAAGGTTGTGGGGTTTTGTGCATCTGATTGAACAGTTGTTCCCCCTGCTGTAGTTACTATTGCATATACATATTCATTATTTGCATGGTCAAATTGCAGGGGAGCATCTAATCGTAAAGCAGTCGCTGACGCAGCACCTACATGTTTACGTACTTCAGATGTAGTTGAACTCGTTGTCGCTGCGGTTGTTGAACCTGTGAAAAGGAGTCTAGCTCCAACAGGAACACTTGCCCACGCAGTATCTACCGTTACAAAAACATCACCCTTCTTATATCCAGCAGTATTATTAATTAAAGCTCCATAAGTGGGGTCAGTTGACCCCGCTGTATTAACAAAGGTAGTTGTAGTATTAACTCGACCTATAGGAAATCGTAAAGCCCTACCATCTAACAACACCATCCCACCCAAACTGCCCGTAAAAGTTTGTTGACCCTTTAAAAATTGATAAGGATTACGTTTAGAAGCAGTTCCTAGGTAATATCTAGGCTCAATCGCCATTTCAGGGTCTGGAACTTCAACAGTTTCATATACACCAGGAACAAACGTAATATACTTGTCAGCATCAGTATCGGTTACAGCAGTAATTATCTTAATTACTGTATTGTTAGCGTGAAAAAATCCTGTGGGAGTATCAAGTACCAAACCAGTAGTTCCATCTACAAATTCTACCCTACGTATTTCAGAAGATTCAGTCGCAGTAGTCCCAATTACAATCAAATCCCCTGCTACAAATTCATCAGCAGCCATACCATCTACAGTCAAAGAACGAGAACCCGCTGGTACCCCAGCCACAAGGTTAATAGCGCATTCACCCGCATCACCACTTGTAGCAAGAGTTACAGCAGAAGCCAACTCTGGGTATCCCCCAGGAGCAGCTTCTACAGCAAAAGTTAATTGTGCCTGATCAGAACGATAGATTGGCATGTTGTCCTCCAGAGTATTTAGTGTTACTATACATTATACTCAAATTCTTTAAATTTCTGCTAATACGTCCTCATTAACAAATTGAACACTTACGTTTCCTGTCCATACATTTGTCTGGTCAGTAGTTTCTTCCGTAAATTGTTGAAATTGTACCCGTTGAAATTGTGTAAATGAATGCCTTCGGGCATGGCACACCCTTCTAATCTCTGCCATCATATCGTATAGTCTTTGCCTACCCTGTCTAGTATGAAGCTCTAGTTCTATATTATACTGTCTACGCACATATTTCCAGTTACCTATTGGAGTTTCCAGAAAAGCTGGTGAACCAGGTCTACCAATAACATAATCAGCTACGTTGAGGTTATATCGGGCTGGTTCATTAGCCCCAGTAGCCTCAATAAAATTAGGTTCCACTACATTACTAGCATTCCATTGGGAATCCAAGTCTGTTAGGAGAATTTCGACAGGAATTGGTTCAGCCATTAGAATATCTCAAACGACCAGAGACTTTCTACGGCATCTTCAATCTCTGCTTGCCAAGAATCTATTCGATTCTGTACTTGTGACCTATCCATACCCGTAACCACCAAATTTCCAAAATCAGCACTACGCATAATGTTAATAGCAGCATATTTCTTAGCTGCATCATGGGCTATGCCGCCCCCTCTTGTATCTAAAGACATATCCCTACCCGATAAATAGGTTACTCTAATGGGCATAGTGAATTCACCACCCCCCCACCGCCATACGGGGGCATTATAGGACTGAAACCGTGCAGGGAGGAGGAAATACCTAGAGAAGTGTACCAACCCTGTATCTGGGACGAGGAAATAATCTAATTTTCTCCCTTGTCTCTTAGTATCCCAGTTTGCCCCATTCCAAATCTTTACAGCGAGTATTTTATAGGGGTCTGCGTGGTCTAAATGAAACCCATTTAGGTTAAATTCGTGACTTTCATTAACTATATAGGTAGGTCGCCACGATTTTCGGGTTTTGAAATCAATCCAAGCTTGTGCTTCTTCAATAAATGCCTCTACAGTAGACTTAGAGGGGGTGGTAGAGGAGGTAAAATCAGTTCCTCCTAGGACAGCCCCCATTTGAATCAGTTCAAAGACATCTTTAGTAGTAGCATAAGCTGCTAAAGGACGCATTTGAATACGTCTAATAGTAGGAGCCGTTACTACACTAGCTGCTGTGACCCTAATCCAATATTTAGTTACACCATTTATAGCTGTAGTAGCCCAACCAGCTACTACATTATGCGGAAAAAGCTCTGCCCCATCTTCTGAAAAATCAAATTGACCCCCAAAATTATCGTCTGGGTCAAGTTGAAACCTTCCAGAACCGGGGATAAAAGTTGTCCAAGCACTACCATTATAATATTGCCAAGTTAATGCAC